ACTGGGGATAAAGTAAACTGGTTTTGATAGAACATAATTGCTAGAGGGATCGAAAACTGCTTAGGATTGTATTGAATCTGAATAGGTGTTCCTTTTGGAATTCCCTCAGCAAAGATCAAGCCGGTGATTTCACCAGTTTGATAATTAATCGTTGCTCCTCCTGGAACAGTAGGCGTAGAGGAGGCATATTGCCTATAGTAAGTCCAACCATATTCTTGGTCCGTTGCATTCGACGTTTGAAAGATCTGAATTAAGTTACCTAAACCATCATCTGTTACATTCTGAGTTTGACCTAATCCATTGGTTCCTATAACATTAGCCGTTATCAGAACGTTTTGAACCCTACTTTGAGGGAAAAATAGATTAGGGTTTGCTTGCGTCCCTGGATCGTTATTTATGCTATGAACAAGAGGTGCAGCTGTTGTAAAACCACTATAAGGACCTGTAGTACCATCACCACTAGCAAAGTTAGTAAATTGTTGCCAGTTGTAATTAACTCCATAAAAGTGCCAAGGATCTGTAAATAATTTAATTTCCCTCTTGGCGCAATAACAGGGTTGATTAACTGTAATGTAAAGCTCACTATTAAATGGATAAACATCCTGGCCTATGTTAGTCGTGAAGGTATAAATGTCCTTGAGCTTTAAGGAACGAAACTTAGCTGGCAAATCATAGGAGTAAAAGCTATGCATTTGCTGTACGATGTAAGAATCCGTCACTTGGAAGGCATTGCTAGACCCTGTGAGCTTTCTCGTCTTCGTGACTGCATTTGCTAAGGTAGGGTATAAAGGAAATGTTGGAACGAATGTACTCATAGCACCGGTTGGTTATCAAATGCATCCTCCAAGGTCACTGTCGTCGTTCCTGCAATGATTCCTGAACCTGCCGGAACTGCCACGCAAGGGACTTGAGGATCTGATATAGATATAAACGGATAAAAATTCGTCGTGTCTACTGCTATTGTTACAGTCGTAGGCGTAATAGATAAAATTAGGGCTTTTTGATTATTTAATTGAATCATGCCATTGGAGGGAGGAACTCGAAAGCTTATCCATTCCGCAACGGTAAAATTATGATCGCCTGTAAAAGTAACAACAGCAGGGTTCGCTTGCGTAATATCCTCTATGTATTGCAAATTCGGGATAAAGTCAGCTCCAAAGGGAGGCCCGTAATTTGAGTTAGGAACGCTCATAATACATCCATGGGAGTGAATCTAACCCTAGAAACTGTCTCAAAGCTACGAGGCATCTTTTGGCCATTTTGAGGCAATTCTATAGAGTAGCGTCTTACTTTCTTCTTCGTGTTATTCAAATGTTTAATGAGTCCCATAGGCAAATCGCATATCTCACCATGAGTAAGTTTAATCATTTGAATAGGCTCGCCTGGATATTTCCTGTAGGCGAAATCTAGCCATCCACCCATGGCATCTAGAAATTCGAACATGCCCTTGCGGATTTTATCGTCTTCCTTGCGCATTTTTGTAATTAGCGCCTCTCTTTCGGCAGGAGGCATTGTGTTTTTTTGTTTTTTTCCTAATTCTCTAACTTCCATGTTTCTAAATCCTTAGTTAAAAGGAGGGGGTTTATTCCCCCTCACTAAACTTAGTTACCCCCCTAATGAACTTCACTTGGGGGGTAACTTTACCTATGCATTCGTGATTCCATTGACGAAATCAGCTTTGAACGCGAACACTTGCATGTTTGCGCTTGCTACTCCAACAGCCGACAAACCAATGTTCATGACGTATTGCGACTTGTTATCGAATGCGTCAGCAAGGTTTGTTCCTGGAGGCGATGCAGGAATAGTTGCGCTTCCATTGAGAGGCACAACTCCTGAACCAGCAGGCATACATACGGCTGGAGATGCTCCACCGGCAAAAGCTGCCGATGTTGGGTATTGGAATGCAGTAAATCCGGTTGTGTCTACATCGATTGTGATCGAGGAAACAGTCGCGGAGTTAGTTACACTCAAGACCCGAGCTGCACCAGCTGGATTACTAGAGAAGGGGCCGCTTCCCGACTTAGCTGTTAAATTGCTCAGCTGAGTCATGCCGTATGGCGTTGGGATTTGGAAGTCTACTAGTTCTCCCGGTGTGTATGGGTTTTGTCTGAAGAAATAAACAACTGCTTGAGTCGCCTGTGTGATGTAAGCAACTGGCAATGTGTTTGGCAAAAATTGGCTTGGATATACCTTTTGGTAAAATCCAGTCGTTGCGTTAGCTACAACGAGGCCTGCACTTGCAGCTGAAGCAGCATAACCGAGAGTGATGCTTGCACCACCTGATACGGCTGTAACCTGATAAAGGTTAGGCCCGCTGATTTGTTGACCGCCGACGATATTAATTAAGCGCACTGTGTCGCCTACGTTGATACCGGTCGTCGTGCCTGTTGCAACAACAAAGGTCGTTCCGTTGACGGTTGTAACCGCAACTTTAGAAAAAGTTGGAGGGTTAGTTTGGTCAATGAAAGTGAAACCGCCAGATGTGCCCGCAGAGGCATAAGTGGTGACGCCTGAGCCTGTAGAGCTTGGTTGCCCAAGAGCTAAGTATGAGCCAGCTGCCATAGAGCTAAACCATTCGGCATAGATCGGATTGGCTGCTGTGCTTTGTGCACCCCAGTTGGTTGTATCCTTGACGAAAACCCAATCGGGCTTTGCTGTCATAGGGATATTAACGGCAACGGGTGTTGCTGGATTGGTATAAGTCCAAGAACCTATAAATGAAAATGGCAACATAAAAGACCTCCTTAAATACCGCTTGAGCGTAAGTTTTGAATCCAGAGATCATTCGTGATGCATTGCCCTTGGTAGAACGAGCAACCCGCTGTATGCCGGAGCATGCAAGGATCGTTGTTATAACCAGGAGGCAGATAGATAAAGCGAGCTTTACCTCCTGCTTGCCATACGACTTTGTAAGCTTCTTTTGCTGATACGAAGCAGTTAGCTATGTCATTTCCAAGCAAAGACGCATTGGGACTGACAGAACCTTGCTCAGAGGCAAAGAAACGAACGTTGTTCGCTCCACCGATCTCTACGCTCAAAGTTTGCGAGATGTTCGGATATTGGAATTTCTTGATGAAACCAGTCATGTTGTACAAGACAGGGATCATGCGAGTAGTAAGCATGCAACCGTATGCATCGCCGATAGGGCTTGTCATTTCTGTTACTTTCATGACCTATTTCTAGGCGGGGAAACCTCTTCGGATCTCCCTCCAAATATTTCTATTTGGGTCAGACTATCGCATCTCTGTAATTCGGATGTTTGATAGGTAATATCTACCCATTTCATCATCTTTCTCTTTATCCAGAGTCTCAGGATTTAGTCGTTCAGGCTGATATGTAAATTCTTTCCCGTCTTTATCTGTATGCACACCTAAAATTAATTTATGTAACTCTAGGTTATATTCAGAAATCGTGGTTATAATTTTATCCATACCTTGCCCCTTGTTATCCTTTTGCTTATGCAGCAATTAGGAACTCCAAGTCAATTACCCAAGATTTTACTTCGGCACACTTTTTACCGAATCGAAGCTCAGCTTCCACAATATTTGTTATGTACTCGCCACTGTTGTTTTGAAGAACAGTGAAGACGTCATCTACGTCTGAAATAGTCATCTCAGTCGGGATGTCGCCGTTTGTTCCGCCTACGCAATTGATAATTGAAGCAGAGGACTCCAAGTTATCTCTTTGGAGCGCATCTTGAGTCTCTCTCAAGCTTTGTCCAAGGCGAGCTGCGGCAGAATTTAATACGGGGTCTTCATTCGTTATCGTAACCTGACGAGTCAGGACAATATAAGTCGCGTACACACGTACACGGCAATCCACATCAACGCGGTTAAGCTGTTGTGGTGGTGGGTTGTTTTGGCCATCATCGAGAGGCACTTCAAACAGGTCAAGCCTGTCATAACGTGACTGACGATCAATAAAGCCATTATTATCAGGCAACTCCACTGGTGTAGCAAACAACTGGTGAATCAGGTTGTGCTCTGGAGTGCTCAATAACTTTGCGTTGTACCGCTGTTGAATTTGCGGTGGCAACGATGCAATTGACACGGTCATGGTTTGTTTCCCTTCGAGCTATTAGCTCATTTCGGGAACCGAGTTGGCCATGGAAGCATATCCATGCATCTCACGATAAAGTTCTTTCTTCATGGCATCGGTCAGCTTAAAAGCCTGGGCAATAGGGCGCTTATCGTAGGCCATGGGAGACGTTACCGCCTTCTCTGACTTTGCAATCGCCTTGTCTACTTCCTTCTCTCTCCTACTATCCTTAGCCGTCTGGGAAAGTCCCATCGCCTTGATGTACTTATAGCTTTGGACTCCGATCTTGTATGGATCTTTCAAATCCGCAATCGTCGCCGCCAACTCTGGTTCCTTTTCTTCCAAAATTGATAAAGTTTCAGGATTGACGACCTCGGAGAAATCCGAATATTGACGATTCAAGCGATCCATGAATTGACTATCTTGCTGCTTTTTGAACTGCCTTTCGACTTCATTTCGCACAAGATCTTCAGCGTTTTTGAGTACTTTCTGAGTGTTTTTCTCAGCTAGCTTTTTCACCTTACCTAAAGGAATGAACTCTTCATCGCCGATTTTATCAAACTCATCGAGCTCCGCTTGCCGGGCAGGTTGAGCATTATTTGCAAGCTGAGCTTGCATTAGCTGCATCTGACCTTCTCGCAATTGTTTCAGCTCTCTTTCGAGTTCGGCATTCTTAAGACGCATCGCCTTCAAGTGCTGGTTTGTCACCGGCTCTTGCGTTTGTTGCGCCTCTTTTACTTCATTGACCTGTTGGGCTTCTGCCTGAGGTGCTACCTCTTTAACTTCGCTATCTTGGACTTGAGTCTCGGTCATGAAAGTTTCCTCTTTGTTCGGTGGTAGGCTAACCCACACATTTAACGCCTATGACGGAAGGCTAATCCATCTTCTTTCGCCTTACATTGACTTTGTGTAATAAAAATCATATAAGTCTAACAAAAA